GATGGAGAGCGCGCTGGTCCAGGAAGCCGGCATGGCCGCGCAGGACATCCGCGACGTGTCGAACCTGCATGAAGCCTCGCTGGGCATCCAGGGCAACGAGGTCTCCGGCAAGGCGCTCAACGCCCGACAGGAGAGCGGCGAGGCCGGCATCCAGGTCTATCAAGACAATCTTAACTCCGCGATTGAGGAGAGCGGGCGCGTCATCAACATGCTCCTGCCCTACGTCTACGACACGGCGCGCACGGTTCGCATCTTGGGCGACGACGACGCTGAGACCATCGTGCGGCTCAACGACGAGGACGGTGTGGATCTGAACGTCGGCAAATACGACGTGACCATCACGACTGGCCCGAGCTACGCGACCAAGCGCCGCGAGGCCGGCGAAGCGATGCTGAATATGGTCAACGCCATGCCTCAGCTCATGGGCGTCACGGCCGATCTGATCGTCGAGGCCCAAGACTGGCCCGACGCGGACAAGATCTCCGAGCGTCTGCGCACTCAGCTCCCGCCCGGCCTGGTCCCGACAGACGACCTCACGCCAGAGCAGCAGAAAGCCCGTCAGGCGATGGAGCAGAAGGCTCAGGCGATGGAGCAGCTTGAGCTGCGCGGCAAGGTCGCGGAGATCTCCATGAAGGAGAACCAGGCGCTCGACTATGAGGCCCGCGCCAAGCAGGCCACGGCCACGGCCGCAAAGTCGCTCGCCGAGATCGACTTCGAGCGCATCAAAATTCTCTCCCAGGTGGAGAGCAAGAAACTCCGCGACGCGATGGACTCGATCCGTCTCGTGGCCGAGATGACTGACACAGGAGACGAAAACTATGGCTGATGAGAACACAACGCCCGCCGACCCGTTCGAGGGCTTCGTGAGCACCGCTACGCGCGACGGCGAGCCCATCACGCCGCCCAAGCCTGGGGCCACGAAGGGCGAGGAGCCAAAAGGCGAAGCGCCCAAGGATGATGCCCCGAAGGATGAGGCACCGAAGGGTGAGGCGCCCAAAGACCAGACGGTCCCGCACATCGAGGACGACGACCCGCTGGCGGCGTTCTCCGATCCGGCTGACGACGACGACCAGGACGACGACGACCAGGACGACGACGACCAGGACGACGACGACCAGGACGACGACGACCAGGACGACGAGCCTGCGCCGAAGAAGAACAAGGTCCCCTTCCGCAAGCGCATCGCGCAGATGACGCGCGCCAAGGCTGCCGCCGAGCAGGAGGCCGCGGCCCTGCGCGCCCGTGTGGCGGAGCTGGAAAGCAGCAACAAGCCGGCCGACAACAAGGACAACAAGCCGGCGAAAAAGTCCGATGACGGCAAGAAGTTTGTGCCGACCGGCGATGACGGCGAGCCCCTTGTTAAGCCGGACCCGAAAAAATATGCTTACGGGGAGGTTGACCCGGAGTATCTGGATGATGTAATTAACTACGGCGTCGATGTTCGTATGGCAAAACAGCGCCACGCGGACGCGACACGGCAAGCCGAGGCCGCTGAGACCGAGAAGGTCCAAAAACTGAGGCAACGGTGGGGCACCATCGAAGAAACGGGGCTCGAAGCCTACGATGACTTCGAAAAGGTGGTCCTGGGGCCGGCCGCTCGCGGTGAGTTCCCCATGACGAAGGACATGGCTGAGATAATCAGCGAGTCTGACCAAGCCGCCGACATCATGTATCACCTCGCCCGCAACCAGAAGGAAGCGGTTAAGGTTTCCGAGATGGGGCAAATTCCCTTGGCTCGGTATATCGGCCGCCTTGAGGCCGCGATCCAGACCCGCGACAAACAGCGGGACAAGGGCATGAAGCGGCAGCCCAAAGCTGCCCCTCCGCCGAGCCGCAGACAACCCCGCGGCGCTGGCGGGAAGTACGCAAGCCTGGGGGCGTCCTCGGACTTCGCTGCCTTCGAGCAGCAAGCCATGGCCGCTACCAACAAAACGGATCGCAAACGGTAAAAGGTAAGATACCATGGCCAACCAGTTTCTTAATGCAACCGAGTATGCCAACGTCATGCTCCTGTTGCTCAAAAACCAGCTCGTCACCGGCCGCTTGGTCAACGGCGAGTTCAAGGATCAAGTCTCCGACCAGAACGGCCTGACCATCAACGTCAAGCGTCCGCCCCGCTTCCTCGCGAAGTCCGGCGCGGCCCTGGCGGCTCAGGACATCGTGACTGGCTCCGAGCTGATCTCGGTCGATCAGTACAAGAACGTGCACGTCTCCGTGGGCGACCTGGAGTCTGTGCAGTCCTACAACGAGCTGATGAAGAACCAGACCATGCTCTCCGCCGCTTCCGAGCTGGCGCACGACGTGGACAAGTTCCTGACCGGCAAGTTCAAGGACTTCTTCTCCTGGGTCGGAGATCCTGGTGCGGTCATCGCGTCTCCGGCGCAATACCTGCCGGCGCACACCCGCCTCATGGAGCAGGCTGCGCCCAACCAGGACATCGCCGGCGTCCTTGCCTTCGGCGACGCCGAGGGCATCCGTGCCTCGCTGATCGGTGGCGACATCACCGGCGTGAACCGCACGGCCCTGGAGCGGACCCGTATCCCGCTGATCTCTGAGGTGGACTCCTACGCCACCCAGAACCTCTCGGCCGTCGTGACCGGCGACCGCACGGACGGCGCCGTCGCTGGCGCCGGCCAGCAAAGCAACTACCGCGATGTCAAAGACAACGCGCGTATGTCGCAAACCCTGGACGTGGACGGCTTGGGTGGCGGCGGCACCGTCGCGGCTGGCGAGGTGTTCACCATTGCTGGCGTGTTCGCGGTCAACCCTCGTACCCGCGAGATCGTGGAACCGTCCCGGCTCCAGCAGTTCACCGTCCTTGAGGCGGCCACGGCTAACGGCTCCGGCGAAGCGGCCCTGACGATCTCTCCGGCGATCATCGTGGTCGGCTCCAGCGACGGCACCTCGACCGACGCCAACACGGCGTTCGGCACGGTGAGCGCTGCTCCGGCCAACGGCGCTGCGATTGTCTGGAAAGGCACTGCGGAGACCAGCTACCAGCAGCGTGCGGTGTTCCAACGCCAGGCGATCAGCCTCGTGTCGGCCCGTCTGCCCACGCCCTTCACCGGCGAAAGCTCCTTCGCGAGCGACCCGGCGACCGGCATCGGCATCCGCTACTGGAGGGGTTCGGACATCGCTACTGGCGCTCACATCCACCGTTGGGATATGATCTACGGCGGCGAGGTTATGGACAACTTCTTGGGCACCCGGATCAACGGCCTCACGCCGTAAGTGTTGCCTTAACGGATGATCTAGGACATAATTGCGGCGGGGCTTCGGCCCCGCCGTTTTCACATCAAGGAGTGCCCTATGACTATCAATACAAATCGGCGTCCCAAGCGCCAGAAGAACAAGACCGAGTTCCCGAAGTGGCTCTACGACAAGGACGGCAACGGGAAGATTTACAACGCCGGCGACGACATCCCGAAGGGCCTCTTCGCGGACCTGCACGGGGAGAAGCCCTACACGCCCGCCGCCAAGGCCAAGTCGCCGGCCAAAGACACTCCGCCGGCCAAGCCGGAGAACCTGAACAAGGGCCTCGCCAAGAAACTCGGGCTCCAGAAGAAAGACCTTGTGGAGTGGTGCTTAGAGAGCAAGATCGACTTCCCGGCCGACGCCACGGCCGATGATCTCGCTGCGATCTACCAGGCCGCCGTCGATGCTTCCGAAGAGGAAGACGACGACGCGGAAGACGAGGAGTAGGTTATGCTGGCCAGCGAGATCATTGAGCAGGCGCTCCGGGAGAGCAACACGATCCCTCTTGGGCGCGCGCCTACGGACACGCAGAAGGCGGAGTCCCTGCCGCGGCTCAACAACTACATCGACGGCCTGTTTGGTACGAAGCTGGGTGAGTTCATCATGGACTGGCCTGTGCCCCCGCGTCAGACATCCCCGGTGAACGCTCGCTGGCCGCTCTCTCCTGCCGACACGAAGCTGCCGCGCAACGTGTGGCCTTACCTTCCCAACAACGTCAGGATCGTCAACTCGGTCGATTCCCCGACCACAATCTATCTGCCACGCAAGCCGAACGACGGCTCGCGGTTGGGCTTCGCTGACGTGGGCGCGACCGCCGATCTGACCATTAACGCGAACGGCCGCTTCATCGAGGGCGGCACTTCCGTGATTCTGGCTGCGGCCAGCGACGCAACTGAATGGTTCTATCGCGCCGATCTGGGCTCTTGGCAGAAGCGCGCGCCGCTGACGCTGGACGACCCCAGCCCACTCCCCGTCGAGTTCGACGACCTGCTCATCACGGGCCTGGCGCTCCGCCTCGGTCCCCGCTACGGCCAAGAGCCGACGCGGGCGACGGCGCAGACCAACACGACCATGGAGCGCCGGCTCAAGCAGCGTTACCATCAGATCATGCCGAAGTGGGGCCAATGGAACCCGCGTATGCTCTCTGAGCAGGCGCACGGCGAGAACAGCTACTCCGAGGGCGAAGGGAACCTGCTGCGCTAATGGAACCGGAAGTCGTCCCCCTCGGCCGCCAGGCTTACAACCGCACCTACGGGCGTATGCCCGAGGTGGAGGTGCTGAACCGCTTCTTCGAGGCTGACCCCTCGAACCTGGAGAACGGCGCAGCTCTCCTCACGCGCCCTGTGACGGCTGCGCTCTTGGCGGCGGGCGCTGGCCCGATCCGCAAGCTGTTCTCCGTGCCTGGCGCGTTTAACGGCGACCTGTTCATCGTCTCGGGCACCGGCCTGTTCCGTTGGGACGGCACGACGGTCTCAGCGATCTCTGGCGTCGTGGGCGGCGACGGGCAGCCCGAGATGGCCGTGGCGGTCGGTGCGGACTATGAGCATCTGTTTATCGCGGACGGCCTCCTGCTCCAGCTCTACCGCGGCACCTCGCGCGCGACCGGCACACTGACCCTGACGCCCAACACGCCGCCTGACATCGCCACGCAGACGCTCCAGCTCGGCTCCACCTACTATCAGTGGGCCGCGTCCATCACAGGCACGCCTGACGGCTCCTCG